GTTGTCCTATACTATCTCGCCCCAGGGAGCAGCGGTCTCGTTGGCTATTGCCTCACGAACTTCAACCTGAACCACGCTCATGTTGAAGCCAACTATGTAGCGTTGACGTTCAAAGACAATGTTGTTATCAGCGCTGACAAAACGCTTACTAGCACAGAGACTATCCCAGTTGATTTTTCTTTAAAAAGTGCTATATATGTCGGGTGAACAAATACGCATAGAAACGTGGTGACATTCTGCAGAACCAGGTGATGTTTAACCGGGTAATCGCACGCTAACCATTTATCTTGTGTCAGAATGGTCAAAGTAATAAGTTGCTGTGACATCAGGGACTGCGAGAAAAACATATATACTTCCCCTCCTAGGAACTATGAATTCTTGTATCCAAATTGGATTGCGCCCATCAATAGGTTGCATCAGCAGTTTTATAGCATTGTCCAGCATCGGATTTGCACTGGGGAGAACCATCTACTCTCTTGTTAAGTCAAATGGGTGTTCAATATTTTATGGCAGTCGAAAGTAGAAATTGTTGTCATAGTCGATACTGTGGTTATGGCTCAGTACTTCTTAAAGGCTATCTTGGTAAGAACTCTCATCTGGTGTATTGTTTCTTTAAGCCATGACTGCTTGTTCCATTACTTGGTTGAGAGACTCGTTGGATTGGGACCGATCGGCTGTTCCTGAGTTAGAAATTGTTGGATGCCACAAACTGATGTCAACACTAGTGCCTGTATCGTGTAGCTCTTCAGGTAGTGGATCTGGGATGGAATTTAACTAGCTATTATCCGCCAAATTGTTTTGGCCAGGGTTTTGATGGGTGATATTAACTGCATTACCTAGTGCGTTCACGTTATTAATGATTTGTGTGACTTCAACAAATTCATTTATCCCAACTCCGTACATTACTTGATTATGGTGAGCAAAAAAATTAACATTTACAATGCGTGTTTCACCCTCGTCGTAACCTAATTATTGTTGTTCATTGTGTGGCCCTTATAAAACAGTGGGATTAGTGTTGAATGATGAATTGTTAATAATTTCGGGTTCGAGCAAAGGCCCAGCGTTAAGCAGAGGGATCTAAATCATGGACAATTCTTAGTCAATGTCATGAGGAACAACTATTGTTTCAAGAGAGACTATTGGTTCAGCTACAACACAACACTTGAAGGGGGAGTGTTATTGTTGTGCTTGGGGTGCATCTACATCAACTGTAGGCAACACTTGTGTTGCTATGTTTCCAACTAACGATATAGGTGTGTCTTTGTTGTACTTCTCTTTCGGAAGTTCATGAATGTATTCATTGTCAGGTTTAACATACTTCACCTTTATCATCTAATTTGAGTCATTCTTGCCATTCTTCTTGTTTTTTTCTTTTGGAATCTGCTCAACAACACTGTATGAATCAGTGTATTCAGACTGAGTCTCTATTTCGTTAAAGGAAGGTGCAAAGTAATCGAAGTGTCCTGCTAGATCATCCCAATTACCATCTTACCCTACCAATCGAGTTGCACGTGAGAAATGACTGTTAGGAACACAGTTGTGATTATAACCATCATTGTAAAAAACATAATGATTTTCATATTTGCGGGAAAAATCTTACAATATA